GCCCTCAAGGTGCGAAAGTCCCGTAATGGTCGCGGTGGCCGCGCCGGAATAGCGTTTGGCACAGTCCAGATACCACCAGTCGGCCTTGGTCTGGGCTTCAAAGTTGGCGCGGTTGTCGGCCTTGAATCGTTCGATGTAGCGTTTGGTTTGGCCATTGATCGTGCGCTTGACGCAAAACCAGACCTCGTCGTCCGCGCCCGCCAGTCCGTAGACGGTGGCCACGCTTTCAAAGTCGCCGTCGGTCGTGTGCCGGTGCCACGCGACGACGTTTTGGTCGCGCTCGTAGCTCATGCCGATCAGTTCGCCGTCTCCCCTCACCGCCCACAGGACGGCGTCCGGCTGCTGCTGGAAGGCCAGTTCGACGATCTCGCCGCTGGTGATGTGTTCGGAGAGGACGGTCAAGTCCGGCGCGACCCACCCGTCGCGCTCAAAGTTGTAGGTCAGTTCCCTCACCTTGCGCCCGCGGCGCTGGACAAAGAGCAGGACGTCGTTAAGCAGGATGGCCCGCATGGTTTTGGAACCGAAAGACGACTGCTTCTGGGCTTGGATGTTGGAGGCGCTGAAGGGCTGGTCGCTGCTCGCCCCGCCAATCGTCCACTCGTCGCCGGAGGTGCCCAGCATGAGGCGCTTCTGGCTGAACATCCAAGCGATGCGGTTGCCCTCGCTTGAAGCCACGCTGAACTGCAAGCCGCTGTCGGCGGCGGCTCCCAACTGGAAGTCCTCAAAGTCGTCGGTCTTGCTGCACCAGACGGTGTTCGGCTGGTGGGCGGTGCCGCCAAAGCAGAGGCGCTGCTCATGGATGGCAACGGCCCGCGGGTAGCCGCGCACGCCGGAGAACGCGGCCTCGCTCCACTGGGTGGTGGCGGTGATGGTTGATCCCAGCCACTTGTCCACCGTGGCTCCGGCGCTGGTGCCGCTGGCCACGCTGTTGATGGTGACGGTGCCGCCGGAGTTAAAGTCGGTAGATTCCAGAAAAACGCGGGCGTTGGTGTTGCTGGCGTAGTTAAGAATTTGCAGCTTGAGGCCCACCCGCTCGTCCTCGGTGCCGGTGGCAGTAAAGTTGCGGGCGGTGGTCAGCGAATTAAACTCGCGCACCACTTCGTATGCGGTGAAGCCGCTGCCGCCGTCCTCGTCCATTTCCTTCTGCGGGATGCGGAGCAGGCGCACGGTGCCGATCCATGTGCCGACGGTGGTCAGCGTCCACCCTCCTTGGATGTCGAGCGTGGCGGTGGAAGTCTTGTTGCTGTCGATGGTTTCCGAAATGGAACCGCTATTGCGCGGCCACTGGATAGCCCACTGGCTACCCACATGACCGCTTTGGAAGGTCGTGGCGCTGGCGGTCAGCGTGGCGCTGCCGGTGGCCGCGGAGGAAGCAATGGTCACCGCGGTCGTGTTCTGGTCGAGGACCGGAGGGTATTTCCACTTGACCACGGCCAAGGTCCAGTTGTCGTCGGCCACGCGGGTCAGCTTGCGCGGCGCGTGGTTGGCGTGCGCGAGATACATGATGTCGTTGACTTGGACATATTGCAGTTCGCGCAGTTCGCTCTCTTGGTACGGGCTGGCGATTTCCAAGGGCGAGCCGCCGGAAAGCACCGGCCCGCTGTTGCCCCAGACGCGGATGTATTGGTGGCCAAACTCCAGAACAAAGCGGGTCGTCACCGAAAAGTTGAACCCGATCAAGCGGCACTGCCGGTCGTCGTTTTTGGCGTTGCCCAGATACTCGGTGCCCGCTCTGCGGTAGACGCCCCCGTAGGGCAGGACGATCATGTTCTCCAAGGTGCGGCACCCGCTGCGGTACTTCTCGACGTCGGTGCGGGCGTCCATGTAGGGCGACAACTCCCCTGCGTTGAGCGCGGAAACAAGAAGGTTGGCCATGACCTACTGGCTGCTCGGAAACTTGGTGTAGCGGGCGGCGACCAAGTCGCTGTTGACCCACGGCATGGTGCGGCGCAGACGGCCCTCAAAGGCGTCGGCCAAGCGGGCCTTGGGTCCGGTGATGACCTCGTACTCTTGGAGCAATTCCTGCGGCATGTTGCGACTGCCGGTCAGTGGTCCGGCCAAGCGCGAGGCCAGCATGGTGGCCAAGGCGTGGACAAAGAGTGGGTGGTAGAACGATCCGTCCTCGACGCGGGCCACATACCGGATGTTGGCTTCTTCGGCGTTGGTCATCAGTTGACCGGCTTCGACGCTGAACTCGCCCAGCCGCTCGGTCGGCTCGTAACCGTTGAGTTGCACCACGCGGAGGCAATCGACCGGCACTTGGTAGGCGAAAGACCACTCGCTCTGGGGCGCGGTGGAAAGCCGGTTGAGCGCGGCGCGGCGCATGGCGAAGTTCCAGCGGTGGCCTTGCAGAACTTCGTCGCGGGTCTGGGCGTAGAACCGGCTGCAAAACTGGGCCTGCTTGCTTTGATCGGTCAGCGCCATGATCGGGCTGATGCCCAGCTTGGCCAAAGCCAAGTTGCAGATGGAGGTTTCGTCGGCCATGAAAAGTTGAAAAGGTGGCAGGCGTTTAGACGCGGCCTGCCAGCGCGTGTGAGCCTTTAGGGCATGCGGAACGCGAGCAGGAAGCTGATCTTCTTGCCTGCGGTGACCGCGTTGGTGCGGGTGATCGCCGCGATGACACGCTGGGTGTCGGCGGTGACCGCATAACGCGGGAGGACGCTGGCCCCGATGTTCGGGGTGACAGCGGCGGAACCGGCGGTCGAACTGTTCAGCGAGATGGAGGTCGCGCTGTAACGGTCGTCGTCGCCCGCGTCACCGATCTTGGGAAGCGCCACAACGGAGCCGCCCAAGGACGCCTCGTTGTTGACGCGCCACAGTTCGGGCAGCGGGATAGCGCCGACGGGGAGGACGGCAACTTCGATGTTGTCGCCGCTCGCCGCTTCGGTGCCGGTGCATGTGTAGGTCGCTTGCGCGTAGACCACATTGCCGGTGACGAGGTCACCATCAACGCGGTTGCGGACGTTAAGCGTCAGATCGCTCGGAGCGATGTCGGTGTAGAACGTAGCCATATTATGATTCTCCTATGGTTGATTGTTGTTGATTAGAGAACCTCGTCGGCTGCGATTTCGACGACCTTCTTCTCTTCCATGCGGGTCGCGCCAAGGCTGGCCACCGTGCGGATTTGCAGGGCGTGCGACTTGTCGGCGCGGATGTCCACATGCACCTTGCGACCGGCGTCGGCCAATTTGAGGCCGGAGCGGACGTAGGCGAAGCAAGTGCGGACACCAGTGCTGGAGTTGTAAGGCAACAGGGACGACGCCACGCGGCGGAACTTGAAGCCCATGAAGGTGTCGAGGTCGCCTTGAACGAGAGCCTTGACGCTGTTGAAGTCCGCGGAAGTAACTTCCGTGGTACGCAAGAGGTCTTGGATCTGTTTGGCCGACACAACAAGGACGCGAGGATCGCTGTCGTCCACTTCTGCGTCGTTGAGCAGATAGGAGGCTTGGCGAAGTTTCGCAATGGTCAGACCGCTGTTGGCGGTCGAGCCGGTTTCGACGTAATCGACGGCGACCTTCTGCCCAGCGGGCAAGGCGGTCGGGGTCACGCCGGTTTCGCCCGTGTAGGCGGAACCCAGCGCGGCGTCGATGATGGTCTTGTCGCAGGTTCGCATGTAAGCCATCGCGTGATTGGCGACGGTTTCGGACTGCGGCAGGCTGACTTCGCCAAGGTACTCGGCGTCCCACTCGTCGAAGAGTGTGGCGTGTTCGTACGGGTACGGACGAAGCCAACGCTTGGCGAGGGCGACGTCTTGGATGGTGGTGTCAGCGGCGCGGCTGGTGATACGGGTCATCTCGACCGCGGCCATCTGGTTGAATGTTTTTTCTTTGCCGCGAACGGACTCCACGCTCACGAACTCACGCAGTTTGGAAACCTTCTGCTGAAGCAGATGTTCCCAGTTGCTGGTGAATTCCGTCGTGAAATACTGCGGAATTTGAGCAATAGCAGACATAGTTAATTCTCCTTGGTTTTGACTAAACCCGCGTCATGCGGATCTCGTCGGGTTGTTTAGTTGTGGTGTCCTCGGCGCTACCGATATTCCTCCACTGGAGGGTCGTCGGCCTTGGGCGATGCGCGTTGGACAGGCTCCACAAGGAGTATACTGCCTAACTGTCGAGAGGATTACGCCGCGCCGGAAATTGGCGCAAGGGTTTAGTCAAAAAAGTTGCATGCCATTTCCGGCTAATTGCCTTTTGGCATCTTTGCGCGAAGTCGCGCTGTCTTTAATAAGACCGGCCCCTATTTAAGAAACGTGTCGATTCCTTAAACATGTTGTCCGCAACGTGTATAAGTTTCTTCAAAACGTAGACATTTGTTGTCAAAAAGTGACAGTTAGCGGTAACCCAGCGCGATCCAGATGAATCCGGCGTTGGCAAAACTGTAGCCAAGGAAGGCCACGCAAAGCCCGTAGTCTCCCTGCCGGTAGAATCCCCACGCGGTCAGCACATAGCAGGCGGTGGTGATGAGGAGCGGCCAAAAGGTCATCGCGGAGTATTGTTTGCACAGAAACCCGCCACCACGCTTGAGCTATTGAGCGCGTTGTATGCGCCGGTCACGCGATGACTCCGTCGTTCTGCCGCGCCAGCCAGCCACAGACCTCGCTGACCAAGCGCCCGATCTCGTCCACGCACTCCTCGTCCAAGTCGAAGAGGCGGGCATGGACGATCTCATGGCAGGCCAGTTCGATCCCGCGGTGGGCGATGGCATCTGGATGAATGTAGATCGTCCGGTCGTCTTTGACGCACAGGCCGTCGTAGGACTCGCGGGCCGGTGGGCGCTGGATTTTGACGCGCCACGGCTTGCCATCAATGGCGATGCGCTTGGTGAGGATGCGGCGGCTCATTTAAGTCGGTAGTGCGGAGTCGGGCGGGTCACTTGGCCGGAAGTGATTTTGAAGTTTTGGCGCTCGGCCCTGCCCTCGCGGACGGCGCGAGCAAGCAATGCCCCCACGGTGCTGTTGCCCTTGCCTAATTCGGCGGCAATCTGGCGGGTGGTGAGCCAGCCTTCGGGAACCGTCTCGACCGGCGCGGGCGACGACAGCACCTCGCACCACTTTGTCAGTTCGGGATCGGCGTGTTTTTTCACAGCGGCAACTGGTAATGCGGGTCGAAGACCGCAATGTTGACAATGCAGTGGCTCCCGTTGAAGTGGCCATAGGTCGCGGCGTGCCGCCAGCCCAGCGTCTGACGCCGGATGGACGAATAGCCGATGTCCAGCTTGATCCCGCACCCAATGTTGTAACCCACGGCTCGGTTGTGGATGCGGGCGCTCTCCATCGCCACGCGATGGGTGTGTCCCATGACGACCGAATGGCCCACCATTTCCGCGGTGTCGCGTGCCGCGGAGACGTTGTACATCGCCCCGTGCGTGAATCCGGTGTCGCCCAGCATGAACATGCCGGATTTGTGGACGCCCGCGTAGGGGATGATGCGGCAGTTGATCTTGCCCATCTCGTTTTCGATGCGGGACAAGACGCTGCTGGCCGCGTAGGACAGCACCGCGTTGGGACTGTGGGCCAGTTCGGTCAATCGACTTTCATGGTTTCCGAAGAGAAACACGTCGGGCTTGAGTTCGCGCAAAAAGGCCAGTCCCTGCATCAAGTCGTCGGCCAGATCGGCCCCGTGGTCCGCGCTGTCGCTGTCCTTGCGGGCACCGCCGCGGAGGGCGCGGGCATCGATGGCATCGCCAAGGTGCAAGACAAAGTCCGGCTTCCACGCCTCGCGCAGACGCAGGATGGCATCCAGCGCCCGCGGGTCAGCCTCGGACCCGTGGGTGCAGGTGCAGGCAAGAAACTTCTGCCAGCCCTTGGTCTTGCTCGCCATGACCTTCTAACCGGCGCTGGTCAGCATCCGGCGCACTTGGTCAACGACCTCGGAGTCACCTTCTTGGTAGCGGGTGTACAGCGGGTTGGCTTGGTTGGTCATGATGTCCCTTGCGCGGGCGCGGGTGCTGCTCACGCCGGTCTGGTCGCCCGCGACGAGCTTGTCGTCGGAGAGTTTCTCGGCCAGCGACACAATGGCCTTGACCACCTGCGGATCGACGAAGCCTTGCGAGGTTGGATCGACTCCAGCGGTCACCGCGGCGCGGCGGGCCAGTTCGATCTTTTCGGGCATCTTGTCGCCCCAGACCCGTTGCAGTTCAATGCGACCAGCCTCCAGTTGCTGTTCGATCATGCCCGCGGCGGCTTGGTTCATCAGCGCGGCCCGCTCCATGTCGAACTTCATGAACTCCTGCATGGCGGCGGCAGGCACGTTGTGCTTGTGGGCCAGTTCCGCGGCCCGCTTGGCCACGTTCTCGTCCCATGTCACGCCCTCCGGCAGTTGCTCCGGCTTGAGTTGGTAGCCCTCCGGCGACTCCGGCACGCCCAGCGCCTTGCGATATTCGGCCACTTCTTCCGGTGTGGACTTTTCAGTCGGCGGCACCACGGCCTGCGCCTTGCGCCCCAAAGCGCGTTGCGCGACGTCGTAGCTCTTGGCCAGCGCCTCGACGTTCGGGCCTTTGTCCGTCCAGAACTTGGCCTCCAGCCATTCGGGCTTGTCCCCTATGGCTGGCGCTGCGGCGGGCGCGTCGGTAACGCTGGCGGGCGCACCGGAAAGCAGTGTCCCTTCGGTTGTCGTGTTGGTGTTAGCAGCGGGTGCGGTGGACGCGGGAACAGCGGCGCTGTCCGCGGTGGTGCTGGCGGCTGGGGCGATGGTGGTTGCATCAGTCATGGTGGTTGGTGTTGTTGGTTGGTGTTTTGACTAAACCGCGTTTAGCGGAGGACTTCGGTGGTTGGACGCTCGACGTCGGCATCTCCGACGACAGGCAGGGAAAGTTTGTAGTCGATGAATAGCAGCACCTCGCGCTGGCCATCGCGCACCGCGGCGGCAAGCGGGTCGAACGGACGTCCCAGCGTGCGCTCAAAGGCGGGCCGGTTCATGCGGAAGTAGGCTTTGAGGTTGTCCAAGACGACCCTGCCGTCCTCGCTGGTGAAGCAGCGGTGGTAGGCGTTGTTGATGCGCTGGAGGCTTTTGCTGCGCTCCAGTTCTTTGGTGTCGGTCATACGCCGGAGGCTTGATTGAACAGTTTACCCAGAGCGGAATCCTGCTTGACGCTTCCGGCCTTGCCCGCGGCCTCGGCCATCGTGAGCATCTCCTGCTGCTGGGCCATCTTGGCCTGCGCCTCGGCGCGTGCGGCGCGGGCCTGCTCGACCTCGTCCTCCTCGGCCAGCCAGTCAGCGGGCAGACCGTCGTTGCGGGCCGTCTCGCGGGAGATGACGTCCCACTTGAAGTTGTCGAGCACCTCCGGTCGCACTTGCGCGATGATCGCGTTGCGCTCCATCGTCCTTGACAAGGAAAGGTTCTGCATGGCGCGGATGGCCAAGGCCACTTTGGACACATAGCTGACCTCCGGCTCCGGAATGATCGGCTGGCCCATCTCGTCCATGAGGATCGCGTCGGGCGGTGGGGGCGGGAAATGCCCGTTGCGGATCAAGATGCCGAACACTCCGCGGAGCATGGGCGAGAGCAGTTCGGTCGTCTTGCGGGTGAAGCTGGGCGAAAACTGCACCAGCTTTTCACTGGCCCGCTCGGCCACCTCGGTCGCGGTCATGTTGGCCCGCTCCAAGGACGCGAACATGCGGAACATGTCCACATGCATGGCTTGGTTGATCGCCTCGGTCTTGCGGTTCTCGCGCTCCAGCCCGATCTGGTATTCGCCGCCTTGCGCCCATTCCTGCGGCAGCGCGTTGGGTTGCGTCGGGTCGTAATAGGTGACGCCCCCCGATCTCAAATCGACTTCCCCTTCGTGCGTAGCGGGCATGAGGAGACGAGGGAAGGCTTTGATTTCCGCGAGGGCGTCGAGTTGCTTGGAAAGGAAATTCAACTGGCGGCACTCCGGCAGGGCCATCCACGCGGGACTGACTCCGTAGACACCCTGCTGGCTTTTAACGTGGCGACCGGCAAAGAAGGGCTTCTCGTCGTAGCCAGAGTTGCGGCAGACATGCTTGTTGGTCTGGTCAACGTAGACCGACGCCCAAGGCTTGTTCGGGCCGTCCTCCTTGCCCTGCTCGCGCTCGGCCTCGGTGCGCTTGTAGAGGGCATGGACGAACTTGTGTTTGACCGTGCCGCCCTTGCCGGTGCGCCGGATGTCGGCCAGCCGCTTTTTCATGGCGTCGGCAAGGTTGTCCTCGCCAAACTTGTCCGCGGCTTGCAGGACGGTGAGTTCCAATTCGCGGAAGACTGTATTGACTAAACCCTCGTCATCTTCGGCCAAGCTGTAGGTTCCGATGTCGAACTTGTGAAAAATGACCGGATGCGACACGCCGGACTCGACGAACATGCAATACGTCCCGAAGACGCTGTCGTCGTAGTAGAGTTCATGCAGTTCGGTGTAGACGTTGCTGGTCGCCAAGAGCAACTGGGTGGCCTCGGAGCAGCGGGAATACCATTGCTTGGCCTTGTCGCTGTTGACGCCCTTGGGCGGCTCGTAGACGAACCAGCGCGAGTCGGCAGGCGTGATGTACGCCAACTGGCCGTTGGCCAGCGTGGCCGCGGCCTGCACGCCGGAGGTGTCGAAGAGAACGTCGTGGCGCGAGCTATCCGGCACGCTGCGCTTGCTGCTGATCTCGGCCTTGCGCGGGAGGAAATACTCGGCCAACTCCTGCCAATGGGTATCGTAGGGCGCACGCTCCGCGGCGAGGTCTTGGTGCCTTGCCAGCACCCAGTCAGCAAGTTGGACGTTGTCTTTCACCACATGTCGGGGTCGTTAGTCGCGGCGATGAGCAGGACGATGCCCACCGCAAACACGGCCAGATGAAACGTGAGTGTCATCCATTAGCCCAAGAGACTGCCGCTTCCGGTCGCGGGATTGACGTAGCCGCCGGTTTCGCCCGCGAGGATCGACTTGCGGTAGCCGTCGCGCTTGCCCGCGGCGGTGCGTTGCTGCTGGGCTGCGTCGTTGGCGCTCATGTTCTGCACCTCCGGCGGCGGAGGAGGAGGCGGAGGTGGCGCAGGCATGGCGGGCATAGGAGGCATCTCCATCTTGGGAGCCTTGGGTGCCTTGCCCCCGCCGCCGCCGAAATAGCATCGGCACGTTTGGTCAATCTTCGATGAGTTGTAGAATCGCATATTTTTGGATGAGTTTGTCGGTCGGAAAGAAAGTCAGCGGGTGCCCGCTTCTCTCCCATGCGATGAGCGGAAGATAAAACGGGATGTGGCGCAATAGTTTTTTGACTAAACCCTGCAAGCCCATGTCGTCGGCCAAGGCGAAAGCGTAGACATACCACGCATCGACCACCTCGTTGGGGAAATGCATCCACACATCGTTGATCGCTTCCTGCGGTGCCGCGCTCCACACGGGCCTCGCCATCATCACATACTCCGGCGTCGAGAAGAAATACCCGTGCGAGAGGTGCGCGAGCATGTCCTGCTCAAACGTCCGCGGACTGTCCGCGGTGTAAAGCGTCTTGCACTTCTGGATCGGTGTCATCGGCGCACAATGGTTCGCCGGTTGAAGTCCAGATCGCGGATGCCGGTCGTCACCACGGTCGGGCGCGGCTTGGCGAAGCCGGTCTTGAGCATCCCGCACATGTCGGCCTCGGCAATCATGCGAAGCGCGTCCGCGGCGTGGCTGGCCCAGTTGTGGACCGGCTCATTGACCACGATGCCGGTGGCGCTCGACCGCTTGTAGGCGTAGTTGGCCAGTGCATCCAGCCCGCGCTCGCAGGCAGGCAGGCGGAAGCTGAACCGCGGGAACATTTGCAGACAAGCATTGATCCCGATCCAGATATCGTGCGTCCGCGGCAGGACGCGCACGTTGGCCAGTCCGGCCTCGGTGTAGACTTGGGCGTCGGCCTTGCCGGAGGTTCGGGTCGCCGCGGCATCATGCGGCAGATAGTGCGCTCCGTAGGCGTAGCCCTTGGCCAGCATGTGGCCAACGCGCTGGACCGGCGTGAGGTCGAGGTCGAGGTCGCAGTCGATCACGCGGATCTCGTTGCCGCGGATGACTTGAAAATACCAGACCACCGTATTGACCGGACTCCCCAAGTCCCATGCGGTATGCACCAGCGTGCTGTTGTCGTATTTGAAGGCGCTGATGGCACCGGAAGCGCGGAGCTTGTCCAGTTCCGCGGCGTAGATCGCGCCCTCGACCGGCGACTTAAAGCACTCGTCCAAGGTGGTGGGAAACTCGCGGTAGATGAAAAGGCCCAGTTGCCGCTGCTGGCGGTCATACCACAGACGCTGCTGCGGCGTGAACGTGTGGCCGGTCGTGCGCTCCATCTCGTCCAAGTATTGACTGATCGCCGGACTGATCGTGGACACATCGCCCTCGACCACATAGGTCGGGTCTTTCCACCACGGGAAAAAGACCAGCCGCCAGTCCTTGTCGGTCTTGGCCTCCTCCGGCGTTTCCAAGGCGGTCTTGACAATTTCCCACAGGTGGCCCCCTCGCCCGCCTTTCCATGTGGTTTCGACAATGATCCGGCCATGCTCCGCGGACGGGATCGCGCCGGTCAGAATCTCCTCGGAGCGCCGCGGGTCGTCGGCTTGGATCACGCCCCACTCGGAGAGGTGCAGCCAGTTGTTCGTGCCGCCACGGGCGCGTAGGCCCGCAAAGAACGACGAGGCGGCCTCTCCGGCCACGCTGACCTCAAGGATCGAACCGCTGTCGCGCACCTTCTCAATACACTGCAAGGCGACCGGCGGGAGGTTGTCCAAAGCGACCTTGGCAATCGTCGCCAACTTGCGCTCGGCATCCGCCGCGGTCTGATCGACCAACGAGCATTGTGTTCCAGCGTTCCAAAGCATCTGGTCGGTCAGCAGGACGTCGAGCGCGGTGGACATGCCCAGACGCCGCGCCTTGAGAATAATAAGTCGCTTGACGCCCTCCTTGAAGAGCATGTCGTAGACCCTCTGCTGCTCCGGCCTCGGCTCAAACTTGATGATGCGCCCGTCGTCGGCCCGCTTGATGTGGTAGAGATTGCGGAGCCGCCACAGCGGGTTGGCCAAGTCGTCGGTCGTCACGCCGGTTTGTCGCTGGCTTTCACGATCCCGCGGAAGACGCCAACAAACTCGTCGGTGAGGTCATGCTTAACCTCGGCCTTCTCCGGTTCGGCCAGACCCAAGAGTTTGACCAGTTGGGTTTGTGAGGTCACCGCGACGTTCAGTTCGTTGCGGTCTTCGGCCAGAGACATGAACCGCTCGTAGCGGGCCTTGGCCTTGGCGATTTCGTATTCCTTGTCCTTCTCGTAGGCTTCCTTGATCTGGTCACGCGCCGCGTAAATGTAACCGCGGGCCGTGCGGTCGCAGACTCCGTATTTTTGGCGGCAATAGGCAACAACGTCAGACTGCGTCACGCCCTTAATGATATAGTGTTCTACATCACGGACGCGCTGCTCAAATTCGGCTTCGGGTATAGCTGCCATGCGTCTTTTCTACTCTGTTGGTCAAATTAAAACATTGACCGCGTTTTGACTAACCCGCTCTATCTTATTCGTCTCGCTTACGCTCGCCTCAACTATGGTTTCTGGAAACGGATAATAAATGTGCGTTGCTCCGTCT